AGTCTTACTTAAAGAAGTAGATAGCGAAAAGCGTATTCTTATGGGTGCAGCTTTAGTGCCTAATAAACAAATTTACAGACGTAACGACAAGACAGACGAAGAATACTATATTTACTTTTCAGAAGACACAGTAAGAAAGGCAAGTGAACTATTTTTTAAGAAGTCTAACCACCACAACGCAACTTTAGAACACAACGAAAATGTTGAAGGTACTTACATTACTGAAAGTTGGATAGTAGAAGACAGTAAAAAAGACAAGTCTGCACTTTATGGTTTAGATTTGCCTAAAGGTAGTTGGGTTGTAAGTATGAAAATAGATAATGACGAAATCTACGAAAAGGCGAAGAATGGCGAAGTAAAAGGTTTTTCAATAGAAGGTTACTTTGCAGACAAGTACGACTTAAACACGGAATCTTTAGAAAACCTTGAAGAAAGGTTTATAGTAGAAGAACTAAAAGAACTTTTAAGCAAAGAAGAGTTAGAATCATATAGCGACTATCCAGAAAGCGTAAGCAACAATGCAAAACGTGGCATAGACTTAAACAAAGCGGTAAACAACAAATGTGCTACACAAGTAGGTAAGGTACGTGCGCAACAATTAGCAAACGGTGAACCTGTAAGCGAAAAAACAATTAAGCGTATGTATTCGTATTTAAGCAGAGCAGAAGTTTACTACGATCAAGGCGACAAAGAAAGCTGCGGTTATATTTCTTACTTATTGTGGGGTGGTAAAAGTGCGAAGACTTGGGCAGAATCAAAACTAAAGCAAATTGAAAAGCAGTAGAACAGGTATATTAGGAGGCACACGTGCTTGTCTATGTAAAAACGGAACATACAGTATAGACTGTTGTGACGGTTCTATATGGGCGCAAGGTATAGGCAAGATAACTAAAGAAGACACTTCTGCTACTTACAAATATCGTGTGACACATTGCACAAGCGGACACACACATACGGTACATATACACGGAAGCGAACTAACCATAGGCAACGTTTACTACATACAGTTTGAAAACACACACCACAACGGTTGTTACACAGTTACAGAAAGTATTTCTGGCGAAGGTTTACATATTAATTCGGTAAGTCTTTATGCGGACTGTACGGCTTGTATAGCAGCGAATTAAAAACGAAAATGCAACAAACAATTTAAAATAAAGTTATTATAGTATGAATCCACAATTAAACAAAATTTTTAGCAAACTTGCTAAAGAAGACAAGAAGACAGAATTAAAGTCTGAAAAAGTAGAATTGGCTTTAGCAGATAACTATGAAAAGGCAGTAAAAAAGTATTCACAAGAATATAGTAATTTTGCAAAGCAAGTGGATAATGCATACGTTTCAATTAGAGAAATAGAAAAAGCCATTAGAGAAGCAAAAGGTAATACAGGACAGTTAGCAAAAATTGCACAAACTTTAAGAAAGTTAGACGATAACGTAGTAAGTGAAAGCGATAAAGTTATTAAAAAAATAAAAAGCGCTGAAAAAGATTTAGGCATACAAATTTCTATAAATGAAATAATAGACCCAAGTGTAAGAAGTAGTGAAAATTCTACAAGAAAATTGTCAGATAATTTAAACGAAGACATCAACGGATTTATTAAATATGTAAATAAACTTGAACTACCTAAAATCTAAATAAACACGAATAAATAAATAAAATGAAAGATAATTCTATATTAAACAAAGTAAGAGAACTTCTTGGAATGGAAGTTAAGTTAGCAGAAAGACGTTTAGAAGACGGACAAACACGAATCGAAGCAGAAGAATTTGCTGCTGGTTTTCAAGTAGTAATTGTTACAGAAGACGACCAAAGAATACCAATGCCAGAAGGTGAGTATAAACTTGACGGTGAAGAAGGCGAAATTCTTGTAATTAAAGAAGAAGGTATAATCTTTGAAATCAAGAAAGAAGAAGTAGTTGAAGAAGAGGTAGTAGAAGAAGAAGTAGAAGTAAAAGACGAAGTGATTGAAGAAGAAATGACAGCAGAAAAGCCTGTAAAGAAAACTGTTGAATCAATCGTTAAAGAAACTTTCTTTAGTGAAATCGAAGCTTTGAAAAAAGAAAACGAAGAACTTAAAGCAGAAGTAGAACATCTTTCAAAGATCAATAACAAAGAAGAATTTGCAAAAGAAGAAGTTGAACTTTCTAACGAAGAACCAGCTGCTAAACCTATTGCACACAACCCAGAAAACAAGACAAACACGAACGACATTAAGTACGGTCAAAGCAGACCACAAACTACAATGGACAGAGTATTTGCAAAATTAAGTAAATAACAAATTTTAATAAATAAATAATTTCAATTATGGCAGAGCCAACTATTACAACAACGTATGCGGGTCAATTTGCGGGAAAGTACATTTCTGCGGCACTTTTGTCACCGTCTACAATCGATAACGGAGGAGTAACTGTACTTCCTAACGTTAAATTCAAAGAAGTTTTACAAAACGTAGCAACTTCAACTTTATTAGCTAACGCAACTTGCGACTTCGATGCTGCAGGTTCAACTGTTACGCTAACAGAAAAAATTCTACAAACTAACGACTTGCAAGTGAATATGCAATTGTGTAAATCACAATTCTTCAATACTTGGCAATCTGCTGAAATGGGAGCTTCTCAATTTTCAGACTTACCAAAATCTTTCTCTGACTATCTTTTAGGATATGTTGCTGGAAAGGTTGCTGCTGAAATGGAAACTACACTTTGGTCTGGTGCTGCTGGTGCTGCTGGTGGTCTTACTGACGGTGGTTTTACAGTATTAGCTGCTGCACAATGTCCAGCTGCTAACATTATCGCACCTGCTGCGGTTACTGCATTAAACGTTATTGACGAACTTGGAAAAGTTGTTGATGCAATTAACGCACAGACTAACATTTACGGACACGAAGATACAAGAATCTTTGTTTCAAGAAATGTAATGGCTGCTTATGTTCGTGCTTTAGGTGGCTTTGCTGCTACAGGTGCAAACGGTGTAGACAACAGAGGTACAATGTGGTACGCTGACGGTGGCGGTGTTTCATTTGACGGTATCAAAATCTTTATGGCAGAAGGTCTTGCAAACGACAGAATGTTAGCTGCACAGATTTCTAACCTTTACTACGGTGTTTCTTTATTGTCAGACACACAAGAAGCAAGAGTAATTGACGTTTCTCAATATGACGGTTCAGACAACGTAAGAGTAGTTATGAGAATGGCTGCTGGTGCACAAATCGGAGTTGCTGAAGACGTAATTTACTACGGAGCATAATAATAAACCAGAACTATATTAAAGGAGGAGGTAAAGCGCCTTCTCCTTTTTTTGTTCATAAAACTAAAAACAAATGGCTTGTGATATTAGCAATGGTCGTATAGAACAATGTAAGGATTCAGTTTCTGGCTTAAAGGCAATTTACATAATCAACTACGACAAATTAAATTCGGATTCTGTTGTTTATTCAACAGGAACAGGAGAAGAAGACGAAATAGATACTTGGGTACCTATTGACACGGCAACGGCAATGAACTTATACAAGTTTGAATTAAAGTCTACACAAAATTCTTTTACAACTGCAATCAATTCTTCACGTGATAACGGAACAACTTTCTTTACACAGACTTTAGTAGCTGCACTTAAAAGACAAGACGTAGTAACTACTAAAAACGTAAAGCTTCTTGCATACGGAAGACCAAGAATTGTTGTAAGAACAATGACAGACCAATTCTTCTTAATGGGACTTGATCAAGGTGCAGACGTTTCTGCTGGTGAAATTTCAAGTGGTGCAGCGTTAGGTGACTTCAACGGTTACTCTTTAACGTTCACGGCAGAAGAAGAACTCCCAGCAAACTTTATTGACTGCACAGACGAAACATCTTTAGCAGCAGTATTCTTTAATGGTACTGACAATGCAGTAATCGTAACTTCGTAAGTTTCCTTCCTTTCATAATGTAGATTAAGCACCTTTCGGGGTGCTTTTTCTTTTTACATAAACACGAAAAGAAAACAGTTTTACACTTTTTTAGTTATTATAGTATGGTAATACTTCAAGCAATAGCAACAGAGCAAAGTTTTAGCTTCATACCAAGAAGCCAAACTTACGATACGTTACTTGTTCAGAACGAAGCGACAGGTGAAGAAGTTACTATTACGATCACAAGTTTTACAAATGGCGACTACTACGACACAATAAACGCTACTTTTGTAAACGGTGACTTTAGCTTAATTGAAAACAACTTTTATAAGCTTACACTAAAAAACGGAACTACAACAGTACATAAAGACAGAATATTCTGCACGAACCAAACGCCTGTAGTCAACTATTCAGTCAATGACGGACAATACACGTCTAACGTTTCAAATAACGAATTTATAATTTATGAGTAATAATATACACTTATTAGAATTAAGCACATACGAAGCACCTGTAATAACAGAAAGTAAGCGCAACGATTGGGTAGAATACGGTGAAGACAATTTATATTACAATCACCTTATCAATATGTACACTAATAGCACAACAAACAATGCTATCATAAACAACATTACAAGGTTGGTATACGGTAAAGGCTTAAACGCTACAGACGCACAAGTAAAGCCAAACGACTACGCAGTAATGATGTCGTTGTTTAAGAAGCAAGACGTTAGACAACTTGTAACAGACTTAAAACTACTTGGACAATGTGCAATGCAAGTAATATATTCTAAAGACCGTAAGAAGATTGTAAACGTTCACCATATACCTGTTCAGTTATTAAGACCAGAGAAGTGTAACGAAGAAGGCAAAATAGAAGCTTACTATTATTCAGACGATTGGTCAGACGTAAAGAAATACCCACCTAAAAGAATTAGTGCTTTTGGTTGTTCAAAAGACGGACTTGAAATTCTAATGGTAAAACCTTATAGTGTTGGAATGAAATATTTTGCACTTGTAGACTATACAGGTGGTTTACCTTATTGTGCTTTAGAAGAAGACATAAGCTGCTACCTAATTAACGAAGTAAACAACGGCTTTAGTGGTAGAACGGTAGTAAACTTCAACAACGGAATACCAAGCGAAGAACAACAACACTTGATAAAGAACAAAGTGCTTAACCAACTTACAGGTACTTACGGTGAAAAGCTTATAGTTGCCTTTAACAATAACGCAGAAAGTAAGACAAGTGTTGATGCGATGCCTGTAAACGATGCACCAGACTTGTATAGTACATTAAGCGAAGAATGTTTAAGAAAGATAATGTTAGCACATAACGTTACTTCACCTTTACTTTTTGGTATTGCTTCAAGTAATGGTTTTAGTAGTAATTCCGATGAACTAAAAGACAGTTTTGCACTATTCAACAATATGGTAATTAAACCAATGCAAGAACTTTTAATAGATGCTTTTGATGAAATACTTGCATACAACAACATATCTTTAAACTTGTACTTTAAGACACTTAAACCACTTGAGTTTGTAGAAATAGGTGTTCAAGTAGGAACAGAAGAACTTGAAGAAGAAACAGGCGTAGAATTAAGCAAAGATGAAGCAGCAGCAGAACTTATTGCTTTAGGTGAAGACGCACACCCAGAATGGTTGTTACTTGACGAATATGAAGTAGACTACGACATAGACGAAGAAGAAAACGAAATGTTAGCCAAAGCGGTCAAATTAAATATGACTGATAAGCTTGTAAACCTTGTTTCTACAGGTTCAGCGTTTCCAAATGCTAAAAGTGGACAAGACAGAGTAATAGACGGCATTAAGTTTATTACACGTTATGTTTATGAAGGCGAAAGA